ATGGTAAGACTGGAGTACGAGAATGCTTAATAATAATCAGTGGTTTGTATTGGCTATAGTACTTTGTGCTTACATACTAGGGAGTTACTTTGATTCAATGGCTTATTAACCTAATCCTACCCTCTAGGAATCCCCATAGAGGGCTTTAAACGGGCCTACAAGGGCTTTAAATTGATTGACTAAGGGCTACATAGCCAGAGAGGTGTTAAATGCGTTGTACAGTGTGTGACAGAAACTTAAAAGACCATGAATCGGTAAGGCGACATGGCATTACCAATGAATTCTTAGACATTTGCGATGGATGCCTGAAGGAGATTCCGGGGCTACCGACAAAGCTACCGCAGGGTGTCATTGTCGAAGCTGATCCATTCGAGGAGATGGACACCGAAGGGGACGATGTGGATGTCACCAATGTTACATCTTGTTACAATTTAGACCTTGACAAAGAGGATTGATGGCGTATAATAACTATATAGACACTATGACATTGCATAGATGTACTTATACATCGTATAGATGTTACATACTATAAGTACTTACTATAAGTATCTTATACAGTACATAAAAGCATATAAGCAATGTTATAGGTACTTTTAAGTAACATTAAAGTGTCTATGTAACATTGGCAATGTTAGATGTGTCGATAAATGTTAGTAACTTTCAACAACTGGACTTATTATGAATGATTCAATGATTGAATTTATGGACAAACAAGAGCAGGAACTGGTACACTTTGAGTGTTGGTATCACTCAGTGATTGACGATATGGCTGGTCTTATCCGTGCCAATGGCTATGAACAGGTTATGTACGATGTAATGTGTGCAGTGCAACGAATGCAGGAGTCAGAAGAATGATTGTCTCACTGTTTGTGGGTGTCTTAACCCTTGTCAAGGTGGTGCTTAAATGATCTACCAACTAACTCTCATACTAGGTGAGAATAATGCTGAAGTACTCGTATCCTTCAGAATGTATGGATGTGACTATGAAGCTATTGATTGGGACAGCTTGGAAGTGTGGTACAAGAATGTTAACATTGTAGACACTCTAAACGCTGAAGCATTTGCATACCTCGATAAGCAGATTAACAACTCTTGGGATGAACTCGAAAGGCAATACGATGGCTACGATGGATGGTGAAGTGATGACTAAGGATAAGGCTCTAGAATTGGCGCTGGAGGCGTTGGAAAGCGCGACACCTAAATACACACGCCAACGAAAAGACCAAAGGACATTAGGCGGCACATTAGATTATTGGAAACTGGAACAACACCAGAGACTGAAAGCCATCACCGCCATCAAGCAAGCCCGTTCAGCACCTGTGCAGGAGCCTGTGGCGTGGAGATATGACCTAAAGCATGCCGGATCGTTTGCTGGTGTGTCTAGGGAATATTCGCCTATTAAATTGAGCATCGGCGAAAACTGGACGCCCCTCTACACCATCCCACCCAACGTGGCTACGCCACTGGCAGCACCTGTAGTACCTGATGTGATGACTACCGCTGAAGGGGAACACCCTGAGTATGTGCAGGGGTGGAATGATTGTAGACAGTTGATGTTACAGACAAGGAATAACAAATGAACTGCCCTAAATGTGGATTGATAAACACAGGCAATTTGGCTGTAGGTTTAGCTATGCCGCAATGTATGTGTCAATGGCAAAACACCCAAGAAAAATGCAGGATTGAAACTGTACCAGCGCAAGGAACTTTGTTGCCACAGCGCACATGGGTTGGGCTGACGGATGAGGAAATCCAAGTCGTGCTTGATGACCCTCAAAAATACTACGACACGATGAACGATTTTGCCCGAGCCATTGAAGCCAAACTCAAGGAGAAGAACAGTGGCTAGTAAATTCCTACGACATATAGCCTGTGAGCACTGTGGAAGCTCTGACGGCAACAGTCTCTATGACGATGGACACACCCATTGCTTTGCCTGTAACACTACAGAGCATGAACACGAAGCCGAAGAGAGGCATGTAATTAGGCACAACATGGCACGAAAGATCGTGACTACAATGGACATTAACGCTACGCTGAAAGGTACATTTAAATCAATCCCTGACCGAGGAATCAGTCAGGCAACCTGTGAGAAATATGGAGTAACCACCGATGGAGACTGTCAGTATTATCCTTACACTAACGGAGACGGAGTTAGAACGGCTGTTAAGAAACGCAGTGTTCCTACAAAACAATTCTCCATCTCAGGAGACTTCTCAGGAGCAACACTATTCGGTCAGTCTCTCTTTCATGCCGGAGGAAAAGCTATCACCATCACAGAGGGAGAACTTGACGCTCTCGCAGCTTTCCAGATGCAAGGATCTCTCTACCCTACAGTGAGTATCCGTAACGGTGCTCAGGCTGCTTTGAAGGACTGTAAGGCACAGTATGAGTGGTTGAACAGCTTTGACTCTGTGGTGATCTGCTTTGATGGTGATGAGCCGGGGAAGAAGGCAGCTAAGGAAGTGGCTGAACTGTTTGGCAACAAAGCCAAGGTGATGCAATACAAGGATGGTTACAAGGATGCTTGTGAGTACCTGATCGCAGGGGCTACCAAGGAGTTTGTTAATGCTTGGTGGAGGGCTGCTCCCTATGTGCCTGATGGTATTGTTAATGCTGCTGACCTCTGGGAGGAAATCTCCAAACCAGAGCCGATTGCAGAGGCACAGTACCCTTGGAAGGGCTTGAATAAGCTCTTGTACGGTATCCGACCTGCTGAGTTGATTACAGTTACCGCAGGCAGTGGCTTGGGTAAGAGTCAGTTCTTGAGGGAGATTCTGTATAATCTCTTGAAGACAACTAGCTGGAATATCGGTGGCCTCTTCTTGGAAGAATCTACTCGTAAGACAGCACGAAGTATCATGTCGCTACATGCTAACAAGCTGTTACATTTGCCTGATACACCGACTAATGAACAGGAATTGAAGGAGGCTTTTGATGCTACCTTGGGAAGCAATAGGATATATCTTTTTGATCACTTTGGTAGCAGCGATGTTGACAATATCTCAAATAGAATCCGGTACATGGCGAAAGCTTGTGACTGCCGTGTTGTGTTCCTCGATCACATTAGTATTGTGGTCTCAGGCCAAGATCTAGGTGATGAGCGCAAAGCTATTGATAACATGATGACAAAACTGCGGACACTGGTACAGGAGTTGAACATTACCCTGATCTGTGTCAGTCACTTGCGTAGACCACAGGGCAACCAAGGTCACGAGGATGGTGGTAGTGTGTCTCTGTCTCAGTTGCGAGGCTCAGGTGCTATTGCACAGTTGAGCGATGCTGTGATCACGCTGGAGCGCAATAGCATGGCTGAGAACGAGGATGAGCGACACTTGACCAAGATTGCAGTGGCTAAGAATCGGTACAACGGGGAAACTGGCCCTGCTTGTAAGTTACAATACAATGGCTATACAGGACGTATGGTCGAAGTTGAGGAAGAGGTATTATGACAGCATGGCATGGAGGGAAAGGCTCAAGTAGCCGCCCACGACAAGTGAGTAACGAGGAGTATGCAAACCGATGGGATGCTATCTTTCAGAGGGATAAGCCTAAAGAGGAAGAACCTGTTAAAGAGGAATCTGAGAAGGATGAGAAAGATGACACCAGCAAAAATGTTTGAAGGCGATCTTTGGGTGATTGCATCTGATGCCGTACAGATGGCACAAAACGCCTATAAAAATGGTCAGGCTGACGAGCGTGAGGCAATGGTTGAGGAAGCATCGAAGAAAGGGTGGGCAATGCGAAACGAAGATGCGTTTGAAGATTCGGTGCGTGAGATTGCTGCTATCCGAGCAAGGGGACAAGCATGACTGTAGAGCATCTAATCGTAGGAGCCACCGGGGTGGGTTACTTGGTGGTAGGTGTGCTACAATGGAGCAAGGGAGAAATCTCTAACGGGATGATCTGGACAGGGTATGCCTTTGCTCAGGTTGGATTGTGGTTGAACATTAAGTGAGGTTAACATGGAAGACGCATACAAAGACTTAGAGGAAGCACTGCTACAAGACGAAGTAGTGGAAGCTATTGTTTTTGGAGGGTTCGGATGGGATGGCTATCACGAGCCTGATCCTCCTTCTGTTCCTAAAGATAAGCAAGGTGTTGTGTTAACTCTTGAAGAAGCAAAGCCATTGATGCAAGGGTGGACACTATACTGTGGATATGGTGCTCCTTTGGCTTATGCTATGAATGTATGGACAAATAAACGAATCCTATGGCTGACTCAGTATGACGGTTCTACTTCCCTTGATTCAGTGAGTCGCATTCCTGTGGCAGAAATGCCTCAAATGCCCGGAGGATGACATGCCTGACATTACAATGTGTAACGACTATTCCTGTCCTAAGTTTGACAAGTGCTACCGAGCGCAGGCTAAACCTAGTGAGTACCGACAAGCATACTTTGCTAGTTCACCTCGTAGTGTAGACGGTTGCGAATATTTTAGCCCTTTGGAAAAAACAGATGAGAATAGTTCTCGACATCGAAACAAACCTAGCTCACGACAAGATACACCTAGTCGTAACTAAAGACATTGACACTGGAGAAGTACGCACATGGAAAGCAGCAAGCAACCTGCCGGAGTTTTTAAAGGACGCATCGTTGATAGTCATGCACAACGGCATAAGTTTCGATGCACCAGTATTGAATCGCTTATGGAAGACGAAGATTCGTTCGAGTCAAGTGTACGATACATTGATAGTAAGCAGGCTTCTAGACCCGAGCCGCGAGAACGGTCACAGTCTCGAAGCATGGGGCAACACGCTAGGGTTTCACAAGATTGATTATGCTGCCGTATGGCAGTGGATGATGGACAGAAAGGAAGCATATGCCGGAGAGTGTTTTGATTCCCCTATTGATTCTCTTCTTGAGCATTATTGCATTAGGGACGTTGAAGTTACTGCTAAACTGTTTGTTCGGCTTAGTAGTGATGTGGTTGAGAAGCAGTTTAGCCAAGAGAGTGTCGAACTTGAGCACAGAGTAGCCCAAATCATATCGGAGCAGGAACGCAATGGATTCAAACTTGACCAGATCTACGCAACCTGTTTACTTACTGACATCAAGTCAAAAGTGGCAGGAATATATGAGCAGATGCAACAGCGATGGCCTCCAGTCACAGTCGAGAGATTCTCTGACAAAACTGGAAAGAGACTCAAGGACAGCGTGGTTACTTTCAACCCCGGAAGTAGACAGCAGATCGGAGAGCGACTAAAGGAACTCGGGTGGAAGCCCAAGGAGTTCACAGAGACAGGACAACCAAAGGTAGATGAAACTATCTTAGCTAACATCAAGATTCCCGAGGCTCAGGTTATTGCTGAGTATCTGATGCTACAGAAACGTATCAGTCAGATCGAGTCATGGATGGAAGCTGTTGGTAAGGACGGTAGGGTTCACGGTAAGGTCATCACTAACGGTGCTGTTACAGGCCGGATGACTCACAGTAGCCCTAACATGGCTCAGATCCCCAATGCAGGTTCCATCTATGGGCCTGAGTGCCGGGAGTGCTGGACTGTTGAGGATGGTAATGTGTTGGTAGGTTGCGATGCTTCAGGTTTGGAGCTTCGTATGTTGGCTCACTATATGAAGGATGAAGGATATGTCAGAACTGTCTGTGAGGGATCATCTAAAGATGGAACGGATGTTCATACAGTTAACCAAAGAGCAGCAGGACTCGCTACTAGAGATAATGCAAAGACTTTTATCTACGCCTTCCTATATGGCGCAGGAGATGCAAAGATTGGTAGTATTGTGGGAGGCAGTGCAAGAGATGGAACAAAGCTCAAAGCCAAGTTCCTCGCGCAAACACCGGCCCTCGCTAAACTTCTTGAACGAGTCGGAAAGCAAGCAGCCAAAGGGTGGGTTCCCGGACTTGATGGGAGACGTATTTGGGTTCGCTCAGAACACGCTGCCCTCAATTCGCTCCTCCAAGGGGCCGGGGCAATCGTGATGAAGAAGGCTCTCGTCTTGGCTTGTGATAGACTTAAGAAAGAAAACGTGTGGTTTAAGCTGGTGGCTTCGGTACATGACGAATATCAGTTTGAAACACGTCCAGAATTTGCAGATACTCTTGGAAGCATCGTAAAAGAGAGTATTATTGAAGCAGGTAAACAATTTAACTTAAGGTGCCCCTTAGATGGAGAATACAAAACAGGAAAAAGCTGGAGACACACCCACTAGAAAATGTATCAAATGTGGACTATGTTCTGAAGATTTAACTTTATTTGCACAGAGTAAACAAGCTAAATACGGAAGACGTAATATGTGTTATACTTGTGCTTATAAAAAGAATAAAGACAATCCTAAAACAAAGGATTGGAAAACAGATCACCAGACAAAGAAAAGATATGGTATTGATGCTGTAACCTACAAAAACCGAATGTCTACTAGCAACTGCTGTGAGATATGCGGGAAAACTGAAGAACTGTGTTATGATCATTGCCATGATACAATGGAATTTAGAGGTATCTTGTGCAGAGGATGCAACAGGTCTTTAGGACAACTGGGAGACAATGTTGAAGGGATTAAAAAAGTTCTTAGCTATTTAACAAAACACATTGACACTGCTGAAAAGGAGTGTATAATATAGATAGAGCGAGTGTGGTGAAACTGGTCAACACAGCAGATTTAAAATCTGCCGCCGAAAGGCTTGCGGGTTCAAATCCCGCCACTCGTACCAAACATGACAGCACGGAAAGACGGCATTAACTCTGAATTGAAGGAAATTAAATCATGGATAACAAACCAGTCAAAGTATCGGGTCAAATCTTCTGGGCTAACTGGATGAAGGAATTCAACACCAAGTTCAACGAAGACAACACCAAGTATGAGTGTACAATCGGTATGCTCTCTGACAAGGCTTGTGAGGCTCTGAAGGAGCAAGGCATTATGATCAAGAACAAGGACACAATGGGTAACTACATTGTTGGTAAGTCCAAGTTCGTGTTCGAGCCTGTGGACTCTGACGGTAATCCTGTGGATATTGGCAAGATCGGTAACGGCACTAAGGTGACTGCTCTGGTAGGCTCCTATCGCCACAAGATGTCAGCTAAGTACGGTGCTGCCCCTAGCATCAGCAAGATCATCGTGACTGAACTGGTTGTCTACGGTGGTGACGCTGGTGATGACAGCGAAGATGACATCCTGTAACAAGGAACCTAAGATTGCTCTCGTGGATTCGGACTTTTTGGTCTATCGCATCGGATTCTCTACTGAGGACGAACCCGTGGGCATCGCTAAAGCACGATTAACGGAGTGGTTAGAAGACTTTATCTATGTGAATCTCAAGGCTGATGAATACAAAGCTTGGATCACAGGTAAATCTAACTACCGTTATGACATTGCCAAGACAGTCCCTTATAAAGGCAACCGTAAGGATGCAGTTAAGCCTAAGCACTACGATGCCCTGCGGGAGCACCTAGTCAAGAGGCATGACGCTATTCTGACAGTTGGTGAAGAAGCTGATGATACCGTAGCCATTGAATCCACCAAGCTCTTGGATGAGTGCTGGATTGTGCATGTGGATAAGGACTTGGATCAGCTCAGGGGATGGCATTACAACCCTGTGAAGGATGAACGATACTATGTTAGCGAATTCGAGGCTTATAAATCGTTTTGTGTTCAACTGCTTACAGGCGACAGAACGGACAATATCCCCGGCTTACAAGGCATTGGCCCGAAGAAGGCTGAAAAGGCTCTTAAAGACGCGAAGACTCAGGAAGAACTTCTGGAAGCAGTCTTTGAAAAGTATCAAGAACTGGGACATACGATTGAATATCTTACTGAACAAGGACAGCTCTTGTGGCTGAGAAGGCATGAAAGGGAACTATGGCTACCGCCAAGCAAGTTGCAATCAAGTACGGATTCCGTAGCGGACTCGAAGAAAGAGTAGCTGAACAACTGGATCAGTTAGGGATTGAATACACTTATGAGAAGGTCAAGCTTAAATACATCAAGCCTGCCTCTCAACATGTATACACACCTGACTTTGTTCTAGCCAATGGTATCATTGTGGAGACTAAGGGACGCTTTCTAGCCCCTGATCGCCAGAAGCATATCTTGGTTAAGAGACATAATCCAGACTTGGACATTAGGTTCGTGTTTAGCAACTCTAATGCCCGGATCAGCAAGACTTCTAAGACAACATACGCAATGTGGTGTCGAAAACACGGCTACCTTTTCGCGGACAAAACAATACCCGAGGAGTGGTTAAATGAGTGATGTAGAAAGATTCTATGAAGCTGCACGTAAGCACTTTCCCGGTGCTAAGGCTTGGAATAGGCTTAATCAGTTTGAACAGATGCAGCTTATTCAAGGCATTAATTTGATCTTAGGAGTGATGACAGATGATAGTTGAATTTCTTAAAGAGAACGAAGACGGTAGCTTGAGTTATACCTTTGATTTAACTCGTGAGGAAACAGAGTCCTTGATTCGCTTTGGTATCCTTGAAGCGTTAAAGGCAGGTATTCGTGAGGGTGATAAATTGAAAGTAGAAGGTGAAGATGTCTAAAGTACGAACGGTATGGGCAACCCCTGAAGGTGAGGATCTCATTGCTTACATGGCACGGGTATCAGCACCTGAGAATCAAGGAAACAAAGAGACTGCACCTAAGCTTGTGAAGTATCTGATCAAGCATAAGCACTGGAGTCCCTTGGAGATGGTGAACGTGTGCATGGAGATTGAGACTACCAGAGACATTGCTCGGCAGATCCTTCGCCATCGTAGCTTCAGCTTCCAAGAGTTCTCTCAGCGGTATGCAGTAGCCACTGATTTTGAGTTGTCTGAGGCACGGTTGCAGGACAACAAGAATCGACAGAACAGTCTGGTGACAGATGATACTGAGATTCAGAACTGGTGGAATGCTGCTCAACTGCGAGTACAGTCGGATGCTGAACTGATGTATCAATCAGCGTTGAAGATGGGTATTGCCAAAGAGCAAGCGCGTAAGCTACTGCCTGAAGGTTTGACTATGAGCAAGATGTACATGAACGGTACACTGCGTAGTTGGCTTCACTATGTGGATATTCGCTGTGATGCGGCTACGCAAAAAGAGCACCGAGAGGTGGCTTTAAAGTGCCGTGATGAACTTACTAAACTGTTCCCTAATGTGATGGAGGTAATAAATGGATAATCAAGAATCTATTTTTGGTACTTATTGGAAAAAATTAGTAAGGTCTGATTCGCCTGAAACTTCTGTAGAAGCTGCTCAGTCTTTAGATTCCACAAAACTGGAAGAATTAGTTTATAAAACTATTTCGTCTTTTGAAAATGGGTGTATACAGGATGAGGTTTTGGATAGTCTAAATCATCTTCCTTATTCGAGCGTTACTGCGCGATTTGCGGCCTTAAAACGGAAAGGTCTAATTTCTGTGGATAACGGTAAAAGAAAAGGCAAATCAGGTAAAAACCAATCTGTAATGAAAGTTATTAAATGACATTTGAAGAGTATCAAGAACTAGCGTTTAAGACAGCCCTAGAATCTGCTAAGAACCCTGCTTACATGGTGGCTAATCTGACCTCCGAAGCTGGTGAGGTAGCAGGTAAGTATGCCAAGTGGATTCGAGATGGTGTCTTGGATGAGGCAGGTATGCAGAAGGAAGTTGGTGATGTGCTGTGGCAGATTGCAGGCTTGTCTACAGTGATGGGTTGGAGCTTGGCTGATCTGGCAAGTAAGAACTTACAGAAGCTTGCAGCACGACAAATGAACAATACATTGAAAGGATCTGGTGATGAGCGATGATACAAACACAACCTACGGCTTTGCTTATAAAGACTGTGATAATAAACTTTATAAGCAAGAGATTACTATTGAAGATGTGACTTGGCAAGAAGTCTTGAATGACTTTGTTACCTTCCTTGAAGGCATCTATGGTTATGAAATCAAACCATCTATCCGACTGGAAGAACCCTTCTGGATGAACTCTCCGTTTATGGACGTGGACACTAAGGCTTACTTTGAGTCACATGGCTGGAAAGGTGAGTTCTTTAGCAAGGACGAAGACGAATGAAGATTCTGGTAATCCCTGACTGTCAAGTCAAAGAAGGGGTTCCTTTGGATCATCTGGAGTGGGCAGGGAAGGCTATCTGTGACTACCGTCCTGATGTTGTAGTTAACATCGGGGACTTTGCAGATATGCCTTCTTTGTCTACACATGATGTGAAGGGATCTAAGTACTTTGAAGGTCTTCGGTACAAGAAAGATGTAGAGGTTGTTAAGGTAGCGATGCAAAAGCTCCTGAAGCCTCTGCGTGACTTGCAGAAGACTCAGAAGGAAACCAAACACAAGGTTTACAAACCTAAGATGATCCTGACTCTGGGTAACCATGAGAACCGTATCAATAGGGCTGTGAACAATAACCCTACCTTGGAAGGACTGATAAGTGTTAAAGACTTGGATTACGACAAGGATTGGGAAGTGCATGAGTTCCTTCATCCCGTTTTCATTAACGGTGTTGGTTTCAATCACTACTGGCCTGTTGGTGCTATGGGTCGTCCAGCAGGTACTGCTTCTGCTATTGTCAACAAGCTGCACATGAGTTGCATTGCAGGGCATCAGCAGGGTAAGCAGATTGCCTACGGTAAACGAGCTGATGGTAAGCCTATCTGTGCTATCATTGCAGGTAGTTATTATCTGCACGATGAGGACTACATGGATCAACTGAGTAATCGTCACTGGCGAGGCTTGTTGATGTTAAATGATGTTAAGGATGGTGGCTTCGATGAGATGCTTCTGTCCATCGAGTACTTGGAGCGTAAATATGGAAAACAAGTGTAATACATGTTTCTATGCGTTGATGGACAAAGACCTAGAAGCTCCTTGTGCCGGATGTACAGGGTATTCTAACTATGTTAAAGGAGATGTGTATATGACCAAACCATACACGGCAAAGCCTCTTAAAGAAGCTATTGATGATTGGTTCTCAAACACTAACGGAGTTGCTGACGAAGATTTCTGGGTGTCCTACAAAGGCATTACCCATGATCCAGTGGAGAAGCCTAAGCACTATATGCTGTTCGAGGAAGAAGGTATTGAAGTGCGGGACGTGCTCAAGAAGCTTGTCTCCAAGTTACATGCCTTTGGGCCTATGTTCATTGCTGACTATGTGCAGATGATGCAGTATGGCATGCGGTTCATGGACAAGAATGGACTTGAAGACTTGAAGAAACAGCGATGGTATTTGGATAAGATGATCGAAGAATATGAATATCACGTTTGAAGAGCTGAAAGAGAAACTTCAAAGAGTCGATGAAGTCACGCTGTTGGAGTTGTTAGACATCCACAGCGATGACATCATTGAACGCTTTGAGGATTACATTGAAGATAAACAAGAACAACTTATGAGAGAGATTTACTGATGCGTAACCTGTTAACTAAGAAGACAGCGTACACCTTCGACTATCCAGAGGCTCTGGCCTTTGCCGATAAACAGAATGGTGTATTTTGGACATTTGACGAGATTGATCTGGAAAAAGATGTACACTCAATTCTTACCGACTTTACTCCTGCTGAACGTCATGGTGTTACTACTGCACTCAAGCTGTTCACGAAATACGAACGGATTGTTGGCGATGAGTATTGGTCTGGTACTGTTAAACCTAATTTTCAGCATCCTGACATTGGCCTGATGGCTGATGCCTTCTGTTACTTTGAAAGCAACGTACATGCACGATTTTATAACCGAATTAATGAACTTCTGGGCTTGGCTACTGAAGAGTTCCATCAATCTTGGCAGTATGATCCTGTATTGGCTAGCCGTGTCGGGTACTTGGATGCTATTGCTGGTAGCCGTGATATTCCCCTTTCCTTGGCTGTCTTCTCCATGATGGAAGGCTGTATCCTTTACTCTAGCTTTGCTTTCCTGAAGCACTTCCAGAGTAACGGTAAGAACAAGCTGAGTAACCTTGTGGCAGGTATTAACTTCTCCGTTCGAGATGAGAATATCCACCATGAAGCAGGTGCTTGGTTGTTCCGTACATATATGGAAGAGAACAAGCTGGATAAGGAATGGATGAAGGATCGAGTTGTACAAGCTGCTAAGGCTTTGGTTGACCATGAGCACCGTATTGTTGACCTGTTGTTCTCCCAAGGAGACATTGAAGGTATCAATGCACCTGCCATGAAAGCCTTCGTCAATGCACGAGCTAACGTATGCTTGAATAACTTAGGCTTTGACAGTATCTTTGATGAAACTGGTGATACAATCTCTGAGTGGTTCTACTTGGGCATCAGCTCCAGTACAATCCATGACTTCTTCGCCAAGGTGGGTAATCAATATAATCGTAAATGGAACGAGAAAGGCTTTGTATGGTGAGTACACCTGTATTGGATAACAAATATGAGTTCTTGAGTGCGGAGCGTAAGCGTCTGCAAAAGGAAGGATTGCTGCCTAACTGGTATCAGACAGGTGGTTGGGGACTGTTCAAGTCCAAGTACATGGAAGGTTCCACAAGCTTTAAGAATCGTGTGGAGCAGATCGCTGAGACAGCAGCTAAACACGCACCTCAAGATGGTATTGATTGGAAAGGTAAGTTTTATGAAGTTATCTGGAATGGTTGGCTCAGTCCTTCGACTCCTACGCTGGCCAATCTCGGTACTAATAAAGGGATGCCTGTGGCTTGTTCTGGTCAGTACATTGGTGATTCTGTTGCTGATTTCTACGGTGAACTTCTTGACACAGCAGTGCTTACTAAGAATGGCTTTGGCACTAGTGGCTATCTGGGCGATATTCGACCCCGAGGCTCACAAATCGCAACAGGTGGAACTGCTTCGGGAGTGCTGCCAGTCTTTCAGACCTACGTGGATGCAATGAAGCGTGTCACCCAAGGGGTTGCACGGCGAGGAGCTTGGGCAGGTTACTTACCTATTGATCATCCTGACTTTAACGAGTTAGCTGATTGGGTGAAGAATAACCCTGATGATGCCAACGTGGGATGGACAATCAGTAAAGACTTTATGGAGTCCTTGGACAGTGGACACCCTGAAGCTATTGAGCGTTACCAGAAGGCATTGAAGCTGAAGATGTTGACAGGTAAGGGTTACTTCTTGTTCACCGATAAGGTTGCAGATGCTCGTCCTGAGATGTACAAGGCTCATAACTTGGATGTTAAAGCCTCTAACCTGTGTACAGAGATCATGCTGCACAGTGGTGAGGAGGAGACCTTCACTTGTATCTTGGCTAGTATGAACTTGGAGAAGTATGATGAGTGGAAAGACACGGATGCTGTATTCACTGCGACAGTATTTCTTGATTGTGTTGTTAGTGAGTTCCTGTCGATGGCTTCTGGCAAAAGAGGCTTTGAAAAGGCGGTGGAGAGCACTAAAAAGAGTCGTGCGCTAGGATTAGGTGTTCTCGGTTGGCACTCACTGCTGCATAAGCGGATGATTCCTTTCGAGAGCTTCACAGCTCGTAAACTTAACGTGGAGATCTTTGATGGAATTAACAAGAAGTCAACAGAGGCAAGCAGGTATCTCGCGGGACAACTTGGAGAGCCTGCTTATTGCCAAGGATATGGAGTACG